TGAGGACTTCCTGAGCTTTCTGGCGTACTTGATTCCGAACCTGCTGTTGGAGCATTCTCCTCAGCTGATCCTGGGTTCAAATAATTTTGAAGTTGCTTCTTGATAAAGTCATAATCATACTGACTATGAACATCTACCGGATTAGGTTGTTCCTTCAACCACTTATCAACTAAATCATTATCATCCGATAAAGGTGTTTGTTTAGGTTTAATTCTAACTGTAGTTTCAGGATAAGGGTTACCTTGTCTCTGCTCTACAACCATATCCCATCCATTAATAACATCAGTAAAATCTCCGATGTCTTCGTCTTCAGCTAATGCTAAAAGAGCTTTATAGATAGTAATACCGAATCCCCATAATCTAACTCCTTTATCTTCTTCACCTCTTACTACAACAGGTGCAAAGATTCTAGTTTTAGGGTTAAGTTTACCTGCTAATGACCAGTTATCCTTATCAGAAGTCTTTTTAAGTTCCTTTACCAAAGTTAGACAAAGCTACCATTGGATACTTCCCAACACCGTAATGGAATTTTAACTCTTTAAAAGGAAAAGCGGGATCATATGCAGATGGAACTATTCTTACTGTCTGTTTACCTAATTCAGGTCTCCAGAAAATTTTAGTATAATCAGTTTTTTCTTGTGACTGATTATCCGTGTTTAAGGCTGTTAATTTAGCCTTGATTGCATTTAAATCCATATATAACTAATTTTAAAATATAACGTTTATTATAATATAACTATAAAGTTGCAATTAGGCAACTTATAACTCAATTATTTTGTAAAGTTTTGTGTTTACCCTTTTTAAATCAGGACCTTTAGTAAGAAGTATACAATTTCTATAGTCATTCCAATTAACTTTAAAAGTTGTATCTAAGACACCACCGTTTAACTCTTTAATTAAGGTATTTAGAGCATTAATAGTGTAAAGGGTATTAGATTCTTTTTTTCTATGTACTAAGATAGTATTATCTAAAAATGCTCCTACGTTTCCAAAATCAACATTATACGTACATATATACTCATTTTGACTTTTAGAAAAAAGAACAAAAATTTTATTATATATAATGTTATAACGTTCCTGGATTTGAGCTAGTACATCATTAAGTGTATCTTCTGTAGCAAAAGTACAGAACAGCTTGTTACTCATATCTTCGTTTAAATATATGGTATCAATATCGTAATCAAACTGAGATCTAACGGTATCTACCATTTCATATAAATATTAAACTGTTTCACAAAACTAAATTATTTGAGTATTTGAACTTAACCGGGTATTTCCCGTCAGTTTCAAGTATTTCTTTAATATCTTGTAACGTTTCTTTACCATCTTCTTTACTAAAATCGAAAAGTAAGGCATCATAAGTATAAAGAACTACTTTTGTTTTTTTATTTTTTAAGTACCTTAGTACTTCTTTTAATATAAGTATATTTCTTGAAGTTTCCAACGATTGCATGACATAATTCATTAATTTCTGTGGATTCATGTCTTTTAACTTGTTTGTAAAAGGTTTTTCAGAAATTGGTGCCAAGATTTTTCCGTCATCTTCAAATCCTTTCCAAAGGGTTCGGATATAGTCATCAATCTTTTCAAAGATTTCAAGGAAAGCCCATTTTTCTGGTATTTTTCCATAAATTGCATGAAAGTTAATTTGTTTTGCTTGATTATATTCATCATCATTTATGTTATCTTTTTCGAAATATAGTTTAGCCAGCTGTTTATGAGCTGATTCATCAGTTAAAGTATAATTTATCTGTTCACATAATAAACGTAAGTGATATCCATCAAAGTCAAACTCTACAAAGTAGTCATTTTGAGGTTTAAAACACTTACGATGAGTTTCTGATTTAGGAATAGCTGCAAAATTAACGCTATTAAAAGCATTAGTCGGTCTAGAAGTAATATTATACAAATTATAATAAGATAAAACTTTATTATCTATACAGTTATATAAAGGATTTCTAGGTTTAAATAATTCGTTAAAAGCTTCGTAATAAATTCCTAATCCAGACTGTTCTAATAAATAGAATACATTAGTACCTGTGTTATTATAAAAATCGAATCCTTCTGGTATTTCTAAATCAATATACTTTTCTACTTGAGAATAAATTTTTTCACATACTTCGTATAATTTACTAATAGGAATAATTTTATTAGTATATGGTATATCATTAAATTTATTATAAAAATGGTTTATAGTACTGTTATTTGTACTATATTCTAATTTATCGAACTTAATCATAGAATATAGTAAAGAAACATCTATAGATTGCTGTAAATTAAAGTGATAGAGCAACTCTTTCTTATCTACTGTATATAGTTTATTAAAGTCTTTCAATATCTCATAGACACGGTTTTTATCAACATTTAAGCCTTCTGTATGATCTATCGGTATAATAAATCCATGTGAACTTTTTAAAGGTCTGATATAAACAGCAACTGTATTTGTAAGTTTCGGGTGATAATAGAAGTTAGAAGGTACTACATATACAAAAGCACCTAATCTACTAAACTGTTCAAGCCTTTCTAATTGATTTTCTGTTTCAGAAATGTAAAACACTATAACCTTTTTATTTTAATATAACTAATTTTTTCTAAATAACCAACTAATACCCAGAAGAATACCCTCCTCCACCTCCTCCTCCAGAGGACGGTGCACTAGAACCACCAAATACGTTTACAGGAATAGTAGGTTCTTGTGATCCGGTAACTTGTTGTTCAATTTGAGTAGTTTCTTCTTCATCTACAACTATTTTATCTAAGTAATTATGAGGTACACTAGTATGTTTAGCACCTACCATAGGTCCTTTCTCAGGATGTATATGATACTTACCTACATATTCTTGATTAGTACCTCTAATAGTAAATTCTTTACCTGGGGTGAATAAATCTTCTTGAATTTTTTTAAATTTATTTTCAGATATGGAATCTTCTTCTTCTCTTATAAACTCAGAATAAGATACGAAATAATTCTCAGGAAACTTAATAACATTCTGCTCCAAGACTGTTTCTTTATTTTTAGATTCAGATCCAAAAAATACGTACGGTCCTTTTTTGATATTTTTTATAGGAGTTGTTAAAAGCCATCTAAGTTTTAATCCTTCTATAAAATAATACTTTTGCCAGTATTTATATTTTTTTAATTTAACTTCTATAATTTTTTCAGATCTTTTATCCTGTAAAAAGTATCTTGTAAAAAATCCATTTTCGTAGTCTTTCTCGGTAGGAGAAATAGTTTGAGAGACAAATCTTTTGAATGCTGTGGGTTTAGTAGATTCGGTGACTAGTTCTTCAGAAGTTCTTATCAATAGTTTAGAATTAGAACTTGGTTTAGAACCCGTAAAAGTATTACCAGCTTGATCAGTAAAATAATAACCTTTATAAGAAGTTCCATCTAACATAGATAAATCACCTCCGTAAGAGTATTTAGGTTTACTATATTTTCCTTTTGGTAAGTACATATTATTCTTTTCGTCCTGTTAAATCTTCTTTTAATACTTCAGATTGAATACCGCCATTATAATTTTTTTGTAGATCAATATATGATGTCTCTTTAGTTTCAGGATCAGTATATTGTGCTTTCACATGTAGATGGTTTACCATTTTATCTGACTTATAAGTTAGTACTTTCTCATTAGAGTAGTTATAAATAGGAAAACCATCCTTAGATACTATTTGATTTACTACTCCTATATGATCTCCTTTTGATACAGTAACTGGTTCTCCTATATATTCATAGTAAAATCCGTAATCTTTTTGATGAGATTTTAAATTAGGATCTAATTCACTTGTATCGTTTTTCTTTTTACCAGTTTTACCTCCAGCATGAGCATACCCTATAACTATTCTAACTCCTGCATAATCACCAGTTCCATTTAATTCAAGATATCCTCCACCTTTTTTGTTAGCCGAGTTAAAAGGTGTTGCATGATAAGTTACTTCTGCATCCATAGGACTGAAAATTGCATCTGCTGCTGGAGCATATAAGTCTAATCCGGTATGTTTTCTTCCAAGTCTAGTAGCACCGAATAATCCAGAACCTTCGTCATCGTCTCTTATTTTATCATCACCATTTTGTGCTATGCTACCAAAATCGAATTCTACATCAGTTGGAGTTAAATCTTGTAATTCTTCAGTAACAATATCTTCTATGAATTCTTCTAGATCTACTAAGTCATCTCTTTTACCAACTTTTTGGCTATGGTACATTAATGCTTCTACTTCTGTAATCCATGTACCACCGTCTAAAGCATGGTTAATAGCTTTTACAATAAACCCTACTCTACTTTTACCTGTTTCTGGATCTTTGTATCTTTCAGGGAGTATCTTTTCTTGTACACTGAAAGTTTCACCTATTTTTAATCCTCCTATACCGTCTATAGTAAAAGATAATTGTACTGGGATTATACCTGCAGGTACTAGTCCATCTTTAAATAATGAATGTTGATATAACTTATTCATTACGCTTTTATGTACTGCTGCAATATCATTCTCATCACCTGGGTTATATGCTAAAGTTTTACTACCATCTTTTTGAAAATCTTTATTTCCAATCGTTTGATTTAAAGCACCAAAATATTCAGTTAAAGTAATAAAATTATGCTGATTGTTTATATCTTCATTTAATTTATTTTCAGTTTTTCCTCCAAAATCTTTCTTTCCTAAAATTCTGTCAACCATTCCTTGATTCCATTGTTTCATCTGCATTGCATCTATACTTGAATCAGTATTAGTAGCTGATGCTCCAATTGCTATCATAGTAGTCAAATCAGATGTAACCTTACTGCTTATATTAAATGCTCTTGCGGTTGTTTTTTGACCAAATAAATTTAGTGTAGGAGGAGTTCCTTCTGGTACTAGTTTTCTATCTACTATATACTGTATATCAGTAT